GGCGACTCGGAAAAGCGACGCTTTCCTAAGTTCCATTATACGCACTTCCCGGCTGACAAAGGAAGAAGCGGCGCAGTACAAAGACCGTAACCTCGAAGCGTTGGCGGCTTTCCAAACTCGGAAGGTTGGCGGTTTGGGATTGAGCCAAAGAGTATGGAAGTATTGCGGCGACTTGAAAGAAACCTTAGAATTGGGTATAGATGTAGCGTTAGGAGAAGGCGGCAGCGCACAGCGTCTAAGCAAGGAGTTACGCAGCTTCCTACAAGAGCCGGAACGCCTATACAGGAGAGTACGCGACAAAGGCGGAAATTTGCGGTTGAGCAAGGCTGCGAAACTATACCATCCGGGGCAAGGCATTTATAGAAGTTCCGCCAAAAACGCACAACGGTTAGCGCGTACCGAAATAAATATGGCCTACCGAGAATCCGAATATTTGCGCTGGCAGCAATTAGACTTCGTTGTAGGCTTCCGCGTGATGTTGAGCAACAACCACACCACGACCGACAGCAAAGGAAAGAAAGTACCACTTATCGACATTTGCGACGAATTGGCCGGCGACTACCCCAAGACATTCAAATTTTTAGGCTGGCACCCACAATGCCGCTGTTTGGTAGTACCCATTATGGCCGACTACGACGAATATAACAAAGACCGGGCCAACCGCCTCAAGGCGATAGTTAGGGGTCAGTCTTATAAAAGCCTTCCTTCCCGTCGTACCGTCCGCGATGTTCCGGCGGCTTTCCGTAGCCATATAGAAGCCATAGCCGACCGCGCTAAGAATTGGAAGGCTATGCCTTACTACATACGCGACAACTTCAAGGGCGGCGTTATTTCCGGGGGGCTTCTTCCGGCGATACCGCAGAAGGCACAAATGCCCGGCACAACAGCACAACCGCCGCAGCCCTGCACGGAGTTCGACGGAGAGATAGCAAGTTATAAGACGTGGGCC